ATGAGTGCAATACATAAAAGGTTACACTACGCTCAAGGTGTAGAATTTAATCTACTTGCAAAATGTATTCAATTGTATCTTCCACCTGAATATCCTTACATGGTTAAAGGTGGTAATAGAACAATTAAAGCAAATGATTTTGATGATCGTGTTGATATACTTCCTATATCTAATCCTAATATATTCTCAATGTCACAAAGAGTTATGTTGGCACAACAGCAATTACAAATGGCAATTGCTAATCCAGCATTACATAATTTACGTGAAGCATACAGAAGAGTTTATCAAGCTTTAGATGTTGATAATATAGATGCATTATTAAAACCAGATCCAGGTACACCTCCACCAAAAAGCCCTGCTATAGAAAATTCAGAAGCTATGCGTGGAACTGAACCAAAAGCTTTTCCAAAACAAAATCATAAAGCACATGTAGAAGCACATGCTGAATTTATGTTTACAAGACCTGTTCAAATTAATCCTCAATTATATGCAATGATGGAAGGACATATTTTATCACATATTGCTATTCTTGCGGCGGAACAAGTTGAAAAAGAAATGTTACCGGAAACACAAAAGTTAGAACAACAGATTCAACAGTTAAATGCGCAGGCACAACAAAATCCTGCATTACAAGAACAAGTTGCACAACAGATTCAACAAATGCAAGAAATGTTTATGATTCAAAAAGAAGCAGAAATTTCTGTTGTAGAAGCAAAACTAATTAAAGATATGGCTGCTGAAGAACAACAACGAAGTGGTTTAGAAGATCAAGATCCATTAGTTAAATTAAAACAACAAGAAATTGACCTTAAAGCTGCAGAACTTATGCAGAAAACGCAACAAGATGAAACAGACACATTAATGAAGACAGCAGTTGAAGCTGAAAAGCTTGACTTAGAGCGTGAAAAAATGCAGAGTACTAATGAGTTAGGAGTAATGAAAGAATCTTTCGGAATGATAAAAGATCAGGAGAAAGAAACTGTAGACGAAATTAAGGAAGACCTTATAACTTTAAGAGAGGATGCAAGAAGCAGAAGTAATGAGCGAATTGCAGCAATGAAAGAGAGGGGAAAAGCAAATGGTAAAAAGCAAAATAACAAAGATAGCTGAAGTAATGCAAAAAGCTGAAGTTCTTGCCTTACAAGAGATTGATGGAAATGCTGATGATCAATTGTTAGTAGCTGCAGGATTGGCTGCTGTTACCAGAAATCTATATATAAATGCGCTAGGTCCTGAAGAGGCACAAAAAGTCTTTGAAGTTATGCTAGATTCGTTTATAGTAGCGGACGAAATTATTGATGGTTCATATTCAGGTGGCTATCAAAAACCAACTATACATTAGGAGGTAAATATGAAGTTATTAAAAGATCTTTGGGCACATCTCAAAGAATGGAGTGACTGGGGAATGAAAGACTGGATTAAAGCCGGTATCGTTGCCATAGTTGTCATTCTTGTGCTTCAATCAATTATATAAAACTGGGCTAGTTTTAGGAGATTAACATGGCAATAAATTGGGCGAAAGTCAGACAAGCAATGACCCAAACACCAGACTACAATACAAGTTTAGGTGGGGGCGACGCATACTATAACAGACCGAATTATCAAGGTTCAGCTTACAGAGCAAATCAATACAATAACATGCGTAATTTTAGCTCTCGCCCAAATGCCGGTGGTGGTGCTGATTACATGAGCACTATTGGAACACCTAGTAAAGCTAAAACAGTCTCAAAATCAAATCCCAATGCTTTTGCAAATGCACGAGCTTTAATGACTTCACCAGCTGCTTACGGAGACGAAGAAGAAGGTGGCATCATGGAAGTTATAAAAGAAAAATCAGGTGAAGCATTTGGAGATGCAAAAAATAAATTTTCTAATCTTACTACTCCAATGATGGAAATGGGTAAAAGAGCTTTAGAAGGTATTGGTGGATTATCAGAAGGCATAGGTAGAGGTATTAGATTACATAACGCATACAAAGATAAATACGGTAATAGTGATCAATATGTTTCTGATAAAAAAGCTATGATGACTGGAAAAGATAGGGATTTTTATAATAAATATATGAATCTTGCTGAATTAACATCAGATCCAGATTTAGCAAGACAATACAGAGAAACAGCTGATACAGCGTGGAGAAACCAACAAACAACAGATAGATTAGCTTTTGCTAATCAATTTGAAGGTTATGCGCCAGGTAAATACACTGGACAAGGAGAAGGTTCAAGATACACTGGTGGTTATAGAGAAGGTGATTTAGTTCCTGGATACGATAGAATGATGGAAATACTTAATCGTAATTTTATTCCAAATCCTAATGATCAAGCTTCTGACAGACAACCAGCTTTTGAGTTAGGTCTAGGTCAAGCACCAGATCAATATCCAATACAACCTTCCGATAGACAACCAGCTTTTGAGTTAGGTCTAGGTCAAGCACCAGATCAATATCCATTTGAGCCAATTATAAGAGATAAACCAGATGCTTATAATCCTTATAGAGACGAAGATTATGGGGCACCATTACCATATAGTGGTAGTGATAGATTATATCCAGATGAAAAATATGGAGCACCAACAAAAGGATTTAGTGTTAAAAGAAAAAGCAGTTCATTTCCTTTTTCGGGTTTAGGGGGTTCTAATTTATACCTTGATTATGGTGATACTGGTGTTGAACTACCTTATGCTATGCCTGAGGTAGAAGAAGAGATAGTAGAAGAAGGACCTGGTTTTTGGGAAAGATATTTTGATGCTAATCCCGACGAAGAAGGATTTCAATTTTTTAACTTTAACTAATTATGGTTGGCCCTCATCAGGATAATGGGGTACCTTGGTCACCTAAACCACCAACTACTACAGTAAGCACAGGAACATCAAATTTTGGTGGAATGGGAACTGGTGGTAATAATCAACCACCTCCTCCTAAAATTGTTGACACAAAAGTACAAGAAGAATCTGGTGAAAGTGATTATTTAAATCAAGCATTACCAGGACAGTCGGATACTGGTGGTAATGATGGCACAGTAACTTATCAAGATTTATTAGACGCACGAGAAGATGAGGCGTATCAACAATCTTTATTGCAACAGCAGCAAATGCAAAATGCTAGAGATTTTGTAAATAAATATGATAGCAATTTAGCCCAATTTACAGATGAACAACTATTAGATTTACAATCTTCTGGTTTATTTAAACACGAAGCAGAAGGCATGCTTGGTGGAGTTTCAGCTTACGAACAACAAGTAAATTTATTAAAACGTTCTATTCAAGATAAAATGGCTAGATTAGCTGATCAAGGTTTTGCACCTGGAGATCCTCAATTTGATAAAGGATTAGCAAGTTTACCTGAATATCAAGAATTAGCAAAATTGTATGGAACTCCAGATAAACCTTATATTGGTGGCGCAGAAACAATGCTTTCTAATATTATGGGCCAAGGCACAGGATATGATAAGACTGGGATATATACTTATGATGATGTACAAAGTGACCCCAGACTACAAGAAGCCTACGAAGCTTTAACAGGAGGAGATTTAACTGCAGATGAGCTTAGGCAGTATCTTCCTTTAATAGATTATAGAACACCATTTGATACCGAAGGTGATGGGTTTACCCCTGAACGAAATATTTTAGATGATAGAAAAGCTTGGCAACGACAATTATTTTATGGTCCAAGACAATCACCACAAAGAGCTATGGAACAACAAGGATTTTTTGACACTATGATAAATCCATATGCGGAAGATACTGCAAAAACTTTAGAAGAAGGATTATACTCACAATCTTTTGTTCATCCAGGTGCAGGAGTTATGCCTTGGGGTATGGAAAAAATATGGGCGACAGGACGTGCAAAAGGTGGTATAGTGAGTTTAGTAGGAGGATAATATGTGGCAACTATTAGCTAAGCCCTTATTGGGCGTGGTAGCAGATGGAGTAAAAGGCTTCGTGGCTACGAAGAAAATGAAGGGAGAGTTAAAGCTTACTGAAATAAAAGCTGCAAAGAAATTAAAAGAAGATCAAATCGCTGGAAAAGTGAAATGGGAGCAAAGTGCCGTGGATCAAATGAAAGGGTCCTGGAAAGATGAGGTAAGTCTCATTGTCCTACTTTTGCCTGCCGTTTTAGTCTTCACGCCTTTTCAAGATCACATACACAAAGGATTTATTGCCCTGCAGGATTTACCGTCGTATTACCACAATTTGTTATATATAGCGATTTCTGCCAGCTTCGGCATCAAGGCTGGTTCAGGTGCAATTAATATGTTTAAAAAGAAATAATGCCATTTCAATCAGAAAAACAAAGAAAATGGATGTGGGCTAATGAGCCTAAAATAGCAAAAGATTGGACCGAAGAATACGGAAGTACACCAGTTAAGAAAAAGGTCGGTGGTGTAGTTCAAACATCAGTTAAGCCAAGAGGATTTAACTTGATGTTACCCAATAAAAGACCTATAACAAAAATATATTAAGGAGATCAGTATGGTTGGAAAAATACATGCAAGAAGAGAAGCTCGTAAAACACCTGGTAAAAAATTTGGAACTACTACTTATAAATCTGGTGGTAGAGTTAAGAAAAAAGTAGGTGGAATGACTCAAGGTTATAATGCTAGATTAGATGAATCTTTAGGCGCAAGACATGGAAGTAAATCACAGTCTTTAGCATCTAGAAGAAATGAATCTAAAGGCATGGAAAAAGCTATGGGCAAAGGAGCTTATTCTGGCGCTAAAACAATGGCATCTAGAGGCGGAAGAATTAAAAAATCTAAAGGCGGAACAGCTAGAAAGAAATAAGTTTTATGCGTGACGAAAACGCGATTTATCTAATCTTAAAAAAGATTAGAACGCGCAAACAAGATTTAAAAGAAGTTATAGCTGCAGGCTTGCCAACTATGGACGAATATGTTAAAGCAGTTGGTGAGCATAAAGCTTACACTATAATGGAACAGGAGATTCAAGACCTGCAGAAAGAGGAAGATAATGACGGAGACAATATTACCTAAACGTAAATTTGCGTTAGAAGAAAAAGACTTAGCTGTTGAAGCTGATGAAAATAATAAAGTAGCAGAAGAAAAAGAAAATAGATTTCTTAAAAAATTACAAGAAGATGCTACTGCCGATATAGAACATTTACCTACAGAAAAAGTATTGGAGCGTTTACCTGATCCAACAGGTTGGCGTATGTTGGTTTTACCGTACAGAGGACAAGGTAAAACAAAAGGTGGTGTAATATTAACAGATGAAACAATGCAAGAACGTGGCTATACAACAGTTACTGGGTTGGTTCTTAAAATGGGACCAGATTGTTATACAGATAAAACAAGGTTTCCAAATGGACCGTGGTGCAAATTAAATGATTGGATTATATTTGGTCGTTATGCTGGATCAAGGTTTGGAATAGAAGGTGGTGAAGTGAGAATACTAAATGAGGACGAGATAATTGCTGTGGTAAAAGACCCAGAGGATATCTTGCAATACAAATAAACAGGAGTAAAATATGCCTGCAACGATAGAAACGCAAGCGCAAGCTGACGAAAAAATGGTTGATCTACCTTCTGACGGAGATTCTGTTGATGTCAAACTAGACGATACAGAAAAGAAAATTAATAAGGAAGACGATATTGAAGTAGTCAATGAATCTAAAGAAGTTGTTATAGAAGATAAAGCTGATACAGCTTCAGAAGGAGACATGAAAGATTACGGGAAAAAAGTTCAATCCCGTATAGATAAATTAACAAAAAGATTAAGAGAAACAGAAAGACGAGAACAAGCTGCTATTGAATTTGCTCAAGGTGTTCAAGCTCAAAACGAAGATATAAAAAATAGAGCGAGCAATCTTGATAGAGGATATATAGCTGAATACGAACAGCGTGTAAAAGCTGAAACTGAAGATACTAAGGCAAAATTAAAAACTGCCATGGATGCTGGTGATGCAGACGCAGTTATAGCTGCACAACAAGATCTTGCTAGATTAGCTGTTGAAGCAGAAAGAGCAAAATTAACTATTGCTCAACGTGAAAGAATGGCTAAAGCTAGGCAAACGCCGGCAGCTCAGCAATATCAGCAACAACAGCCAGCTTATCAACCACCTCAACAATCTGCTCCACCACCTGATCCACAGGCTGAAGAATGGGCAGAAAAGAATGAATGGTTTGGTAAAGACGAACCTATGACTCTAACAGCATTCTCAATTCACAAGAATTTAGTTGACGAAGGTGTTGACCCATCGTCAAAATCATACTATAATGAGTTAGATAAACGAATGAAGGATAATTTCCCTCATAAGTTTCAAAGTTCAACGCCAACTCAAACGGTTGCCTCTGTAAATAGAGGAGGACCAATTCAGGCGCGCAAAGGCACTGTGAGACTCACACCATCACAAGTTGCTATAGCAAAAAAATT